GTTTGCTCGTTTAATTTCTTGACATTTCTGGCAATTACTTCAAGATTCCACATAGTGCAAATATACAAAAAAAGCCCTTACATCTCTGCAAAGGCTTTTCAATTTTAATGGTTAAATTAAATTACTGTACCAGTTGTTCCAATCATTGTAACACCATCTAATCCGTTTTTCTTGATTAAAGGTTGCAACACTTCAGAAGCTACTGCACCAGTATAAGTTAAGGTATAACGACCATCAACAGTTGTGCTTTCAGTAGCAGCAACAGTTAAATCAGATGCATCAGTAATGTTATACATTTTACTTGTTGAACCAGTATCACTTGAAACGAAATCAGCAGTAACAAGACCTTCGATTGGGTAGTTAGTAACGATGTTACCAACTTTAGCATAAAGGTCAAGTACCATTGTAGTAGTGCTTGTGCTTACTATTGTTGCATAAACATTCATTAAACCTTTCAAGTTTACGATGTTAGCAGCAGTTATTGAAGATGCTGAAATCATACGCAAATCATCATCCTTTTGTAACACATCCCATTGACCTTGCAACATTATCTTTTGGATAGTTGTGTCGGTTGTGAATACTGGCTTTGCGTAAAAAGTAGCAGCATCAACCGCAATTGGGTAAAGGTAATTACTTCCAGTTTTGGTAGTGCCTAAAATGTTACCATCCAAATCAACGATAAAGATTCCGAAAGTTGAACATCTGTTAGCGTTGAATTGTTTTGCTAATTCAAAGCTACCTTTGATAATCATTGCGGTAAAATTTCTGATACCATCACGGATAAATACACTTGAACCATCTTCAAATGTTTCAAGGATAGGGTCTGCTCTATCAGTTGTAACATTCTTTAATTTGCCAGTTGGATACCAACGCTTACTATCATCGGCTTCGTTAATCAATGCAGTAAAATAAGCATCGTTTAAAGTAGCTGATGGGTCAATCTTGTTAAATGTACCATCATTGGCAATTAACGGAACTAAAATAAAATTTGCTGCAACACCCATAACTGGGGCGCAACTTGGTGAACCAGTGTTTTGAAGCGACACATCGCAAGAACATAATGACATATTTTTTTTGTTTTAAATATTAATAATTTGTTTTAATTTAATTTTCGCAGCAGGAAAAACACTTATTAAATGGAATGTTTATTAGCAGTTCAGTACCAGAGGTGTTGTCCGCAAAGATTTGACTCTTCACTCCTTCCCATTGCACCTTCCCGAAATTGGCATAATCATTTTCAACGTATGTAATCTTACTACTTGCGTTAGTTCTACTATACGCAAATAAAGAACGAATAAACTCGGCACATAGTGATTTCATTGGCTTGATTGCTTGTTCTAAATGTGTTGACCTCAACCAATTTTTAGGGTCAGCATCAACAAGAAAATAGATAACGCAATCACTTACAAAATCAATAGTAGATTCCTCATCAGCGAATTTTTCTGGTGCGTTCATATGCAGGTAAATCAATGGTAATTTATTGTTGCTGCTTGATACCTTAATCAATTCGGAATTGGTTTCTAAAAATGTCCCAAAATAAAAGAATGGTGATGTTAAATTATAGATGCCAGTTGCAGGTTGTGTAGCTGATGCAATAGTGATTGATTCATTGAATACAACCTCCTTAATTACCTTACCACTTAACACCTTACCAAAGGTTGCCCACTTCGTATTTGTTGTCATTAACTTCCAGTTGCTACCATCGGCAACAACGGAATTGACTACAATCGTTTTATTGATTGAGTCAACAACATTTTTTATATGGTCTTTAGTAGTTATTAAGCCCACGACATATAATGTTTTAAAACACCTTTGAATGTTGGATAATCGGCAACTTTTACCGACTCAATATAGTTTTGAATTGCCTTGAAAGTGCTAATCATTTTGTTGTAATCAATGCATAATGATGTGTAACTCATTGCGCTGGGCATATTAATAGTGCCTTCTGCTTGTGTGTTACCTTGAATGGTATTGGTTTGTGGCTGCGTTCTAACGTAGTGGAAAAATACCCATTTAACCAACATAACCTTCATACCATCACTTGTAATCATCTCATCATCTATTTCTTTAACAAACGCTTCGTAAATGGTCACATACTTCGCAGTTTGTGGCACACCTCCAACAAGGTCTGCAATGAATAAATCATACAACTCAATGCCTAATAACTCATAAAGTAATTTTGACTCATAAAGCGTAATGAAAACATCTAATTCAGCATCCGTGAATACATCAGTTGCTATTTTATTTTCGCCAGTAAAGTCGGAGGCTGATATTAGAATTCCCATATTATTTTACAAGCCCTTTATTAGTTAATAATTCAGCAATATTTTCAGATACAATTACTTTTTCACCTGCTTTTAAGCCTTTAAAATCCTTAATAACAACAACCTCAACTTCTCTTTTTGATTGCGTTACTTCTTTCGCTTCTGATTTCTTTTCAGAAGGAGCAGCAGCAGAGGTTTGCACCTCCGCTACTACTTCTTTAGATTTTACTTTGCTCATTTTACTATGCAGTTTCTAAAGCAGCAATGTCAGTTGCAAATGTACCTTTCACAAACGCAGTTCTGTCGTTGTTTTTAGTTACTAATGCACCTCTCCACTCTGCAATGATAGTACGCAAGTTTTTAGTCCAGTCATTACCATCAAGTCCCATATTGATAGTTACTGCATTCTTCTGATACATTGTTGACATATTGAAATTACCAACTAAATAAGTTCCAGCAGTAACCAATGTGCTTCCAATCATCGGCACACCATCAAGTGTAAGTGTATTGCCAATAAATATCAATCTGTCAATATATCTTCTATCAGTAGCTGAAACCTTGTACAACTTCAATTTAGTGATGTCAGATGGGTGCATCATAATTGCGTTCGGTGCTTCTTGGTTAGCAATTGCAATCTGGTTAATAGCAACTGTCAACACATCGGCTTCGTTTGCATTATCAACTGTCCCTGCGAAAGTACCAGCAGCGAATGCAGTAGCAACTGTTCTGATACCATTTAAGTTAGGTGCAGTTCCGTTACCAGAGTAAGCAGTTGATTCGATGTCTAACATCAATAAACGCATCAATTCATTGTTGATTTCTGATTGAATAAAATCAATATCATCTAACATTTCAGTTGATATTTTGATGTAAGCAGTACGCTTAACAACCGCTTGAGAAGCAACTACTAAATCAAAATCAATTTGATTCTTTGTGTCACCTTCAGCAGTACCACCAGCAGCACCATCTCTGTTTGCTTGATACACCCAAGAAATGATGTTTGAACTTGCAGCACCTTTTGCGAATAAGTCCATTAAACGTAATTGTCTTGTAGCAATAAGGTTCAATCCAGCAATACGTTGTTCAACTGGAACATTACCACCACTTACGTTAGTAGACTCTAACATAGTACCAGCAGCCTTAATTTCAAAGGTGATACCATTCTGTTCAGCAGATGCTTTGTTTAAGCCTTTTAATGCGCTTAATTTAGCTTTGTTTTCTTCAGTTGATAAAGAATCCTTTACGCTTGTAGCGTTTGAAATCAAACTTCTTTCAGAATTGTTTTTGTTCAATTTCTCAATTGCCAAACCATACTCTTTTAAAGTTTTGTTTAATTGCACCATTTGCTCTTTTTGTGAAGATGCAATTTCTGATTTCAAAGATTCAATATCTTCTTTACTTGCACTTTTAGCAACCGCATCCTCTAATGCTTTTCTTGCTTCTTCGTTGTATTCGTTATACAACTTTGCCATTTCTTCTGCTTCTTGACCTGCGAAAGATATGGTGTTCAATCCTTTTGTTTCAAGGAATAATTCAAATTTACTCTTCATTTTTAAATGTTTTTTGTAAGATTAATAAAAAATTGTTTTTGTTTTTGTTTACTTTTTTGTAGTGATAAATCGGCTACGTTTGTTTGCGTGTTTATTAACGGCGCAATATTTTTGCGTGGCATTCCACAAGATGAGCAATATTCGCCACCCATTTCATTGCCACAACTTTCACATTCTTTTGTTTGTTCTTCAATTTCTGGATTCTGAAGCAATGGTGTTGCATCATTGCTACCTTTAACTACCATACTACCCTCATCTCTAATCTTTAATTCCAAAACTGCCCAAAAGTAACCTGCCATATCAGCATCTGCTTTATTAGCAATCATTTTGTAGTACTTGTCCCAATTCGCTTTCTCTACTTTATACTCTGGTCTTTTATCATCAATGCAGGTTACGAATGTTACATATTGCATCCTTATCGAATTCTGAACTGGTCTATTGTATTCAATAATGTCTTCGATGCTTTCACTCTCTACTAATGCATCTTTACTTATCTTGAATATTAAACATTCAGCATTTCCACTATAGTCTTTACCTAATGTAGAAAATGGTAATTCAGTTACCATCATTTCAACATCTGATTGCCAAGCTATGATAGTGTCAACACTTATGTTGTGGTCTTTGCAATAAAGTATTTTACCTTGTTGTTCTTGAACAGTCTTTTTAAAGCAGCCATTGATATGCACATCTCCGTGACTATCTAAATAGTTGGTAGTGCTTATTACTGGATAAATATAACCATCTTCAATAGTCAATGCTTTTGTAGTAGCATCTTTTATTTTGATGGATGATTTCGATATGTGATTACGTTCGTGACTAAATATTATCTCGGCTTTTTTTAATGCCTTGATTCTAACCTCATCATTCTTAATAGCATCAAACAACTCTGCTTTAGAACTAAATTCTTTATTTGGAAAGTATATTGATGTTATCATTTATTTACAATATTTTGTTTTTTTAATGCACTTTTAGCCTTTATTTCTTCTAATTCTTTTTTTGTTTTGGTCTTTCCCATAGTACAAAAGTATTTAATAATTATTGATTAATGCAAATTAATTTATTTTTTATTGTGCAGGTTGTGTAAATGAACTTGCTGCTTGTGCGCCAACTTTGGGTAAATCACTATGTCCTAATCCAACTAATGCTCTTATCTCATCTTCAGTCAACTGCCCAATCACTTGAGTAGCTAATAATGGACTCATACCACTTAACGCTTCAAGTGTTGCATTAGGTTGCTCAAGTTTTGGCATACCTAACATTTCAGCAGCAGTACTGGCTGAAATAATACCCTTTTCCTTCAACAATGCTATTCTATCAGCCTCTTCTTTATTGTTGCTTTGTAGGCATTTTACACCGCTAAAGTCTTGTCGCATTCTCACATTTTCATAAGGAAAGTGATTCTTGCATAGAAAGCCAGTTAGTGCCTCACTTAATTTATCACTTAATGGGATGATGCAATTGGTATACATTGCCTTTTCAGCCTCTACTCTATTATTGTATGTCTTATTTTCGGGGTCATTTAATAGTGATGAATCAATGCCTAATACATTGCATAATGTTCTGGTTGTTACTACACCTTTTTCAAGTAGTTGCATATCGGCACTACTCATACCTAATTGAATGTAGCCCAAATCTTTATTGGTCGCTACTACCTTACCAAAGTTATTAGCACCACCTATCTTATCACGCAGGGCAGAGTCAATCAAATCAAACTCATCTTGAGTCATTGGCAACTGACTCTTATCGGTAATGAATCCACTTGCACCCTTGTTGCTCAATATACTTGCATCCGCAATCCAACGCTCATTACCTACTTGAACTACGTTAGCAGCTACTTGAATAGGACTTAAACCATAGTCAAAATTAATTAGGTTTGGATTAAAAAACTTGATGTGCTTTAAATTATCATTCGTGTATAAGCCTTGAGATGAGCCAAATGTAAATTGGTACTCATATTGTGGCATAAAAAATGAAGAATTTTGATTAAATATTGTTACCGATTGGCTTGGCAATATGTCAACCTCTTCAATTAATGAAGAATTAAATTGTGTGTTGCCTATTAAATAGGTGTTGCCAGTAATCAATAAGTATAGTAATATTTGTTCTTCAATGTCATCCCAAGTGTACGCTTTCGCCATATTAGGGGCAGCCATTAGTTCGTGCAAAGTAGTGTCTTTTAACTCCTTCCAGTTACCATTTGCTTGTTTTTTTTCAACTATCCAAGGTACACTTTTACTAATATCAGTAATTTTTTTTATGATTGAATAAACATCAACATTTTGAGAATAACCTTGACTTATTTGATTTGATAAATTATTGTTAAAATTTAATGGCATAAATCCACCAAAAAAACTAAAAAGATTAGATGGGTTATGCCCTGCAAGGTTTCCACCTAAACTTTTTATAATATAATCTTTTGCGTTTTTTACAAATCCCATTTTAAATGAATATTAATTGATGCAAATGTATTAATTTTTATTTACTAATTAACAATGCACTCTGTGTTAAGTAGTCAAATGCATACCTTAAAGGGTCAATTTGATGGTTGTATGCATCTATTGGCACTTGTGACCGCTTATCGTGCCAGATGTAATTTCGTAACTCATTGATGAGGTTTAGGCTATTTGCATCTACTATTATTTCGTAATCTTGAATTCTTTTTATTCCATTTCTTACACTATCAGCACCTTTTTTTGCTGGATAAATGTTCAATCCTCTTTGCCTTATGTCATTTATCGTGCGTGGGTCAGCAGAATCGGCAACAACAACACTCTTCAATGGGTTTAACCTATTGTTTAAGATGTCAATTAATTGGTCTGTGCTATTACCAGTCTTGTAAAGCACCTCACTTGCGTATATTATTTTTCGTTTTTTATCTACTGCAACCTTTATCAATGAATCTGGGTCATTACTGAACCCGAAATCCAAACCATATACGTGAGGTAAACTCTCATCGAATAAACCTATTTGCCAATTTTGAAAGATTGCGCCTTGCAATGTGCCTACTTCACCATCAATGTACACCTTGCACCAGTTATGCCAGTAATCACTCTTAATGTTTTTAGGGTCTGTTCTATCACCAGATGGGTTATTGTATGCCTTACCTAACTTTATATTTAACTCCGAAAGTATTTCTGGAGGACAAGCCTCATTGTCTTTGTAGGTCAATAAAAGAAATTCAGAATCGGCTTCAGTCAATATTTCATCGTGAACCCAAAATTGTCTATCTGGGTTAAAGTCAATCCAAATAGTGTTACTCCTTGTTATTAGTGCATCGGCAATCTCATAATCAATGTGATTAGCCTCATTCAAGAACAACACATCACGCTTACCTGCTGCCTTTGCCTTACCAACTGAATCAAACGCAGTAAACTGAACTATTGCACCATTTGAGAATTTGTATTCCATCGGGTTGCTTCTCCAATGGTCTTCA